CCGGCATCTGACCATGCTTGGCAAGGGGTACCTGCCGCGATAACTTTTGCTTTGAGTTTTTTGAATTTTTCATCTTCTAAAATGTTTAACATGTTTGGGAATAAAGGAACATCAGGATAGTGATGTTTAAGTACTTGTTGTGGGAATGAGGCGAAATCACATACACCTACACATTCCCAACCTAGTGGATTCCACGCAACGGAGGCGGCTTCGATACCACTACAAAGAGTAATGAATTTCATGTTAGTAAGTTTTGTTTTGTTTTGTTGGAACAAATTTACTAGTTTTTTTTAAAATACAAAAAAATTTTAAAAAAAGTTTACTTAATTGATTATCAATTAGTTATGAAATCATACTTCTCTTTAAACCACTTTAATTCATTGTAGTGTTTGAACTTATCATTCAATAAATCAATGAAAGGTAAGAATATACTAGGGATTGGTGTATTTGATTTACCATATGACTGAACTAACTGTCCTTTTCTGTACTGTAGATTGATGTGTTTGTTTTTTATTGACCCTCTTAAATAAACATAAAGAAGACCATTCGTGAATTGTTTTGACATGCAGTTTTTCATGTGATATCCTTCATAGATATAATCTTCTTCACTCAACAATACTCTCACTTTAAAAATTTCTTCACCAATCATAATATCTTTTTGAATTTCATTTAAGAACTCTTGCGGAAAAACATATTTCAATTTGAAACCTCTCTGATAATACTGCTTCAAGTTGGTCAATTTTTCAATCATATTGTTGTATTGATTATCGTTCTTTGGTGTTAAACTTATTACGACCCCAATTGATTCTAAATCCCTCCTCAATTTCAATAACTTGTTGACGCAAATAAAAACGTTATCAAGATTCGTGGATGTTTTATTCCAATTATTAATCATTTTAATGAAACTATTCTTTTCAACATCATTCCTTAAGGTCTCACATTTTAATTTTAGTTTCATTGTATCAATACAATGTGTTTTCCAATTTATCTTTTTAAGATAATCTAAATGGTTATCACCAAAAAGTTTACACAAATAATTTAACGATACAATATTGATTGGTAGTTCTGAAGAATTTAATTCCTTAACCAAAAACTTGGATTTTATTTTTAACCAATCCAATACTGCCGGTAAGAATTTGTTATCGTTTAGTTTCAAATATTTTTTTGGTGGATAAAGATCCATAATGTCAAAATAAACATTATCGTGTCCCTTTATATTTTTTTGGTTTAAATGATAATCCACCAACAAGTCATATAACTCATTCACCGTTGGTTTTTCTTTATATGATTTGTTTACATAAAACTCAGACGTTAATCTCGGTTTTAATTTATTTGTTATGATTAAACAAATTTCATTAATTGCTCTTTCATATTTCACACCCCAATAATGTAATCTCTTTTCACCCCTATAGAAACCATTGTCAATCAAATCATTCAACATACTGAAATCGTTTCTTTTCATTTTGTATGAATTCTTGTATATGTTTTCTTCGGTCAGATTCTCATTGGTTATTTTATAAGTTATATCAAAGTCTCCGGTTATTAATGATAAAGAAAAACTATGTTCAAATGTGATGTGTTTTCTTGTGCCATATCTAGCATATTCTAAATCAAACACACCTGAATAGGTTATTGATTGTTCGTCCCCGAAAACTTTTAAATCACAATTCGAAACCGCAGGACTTTTTCTATCCTTTTTGTTTTGTGTATGTACAAATAATAAATCCACATATAAAATATATGTGGATTATTTTTTAAAGTGTATGGTATTTTAATTAAAAGAAATCAACGAAGTCGACACCGAATAATCTGGTTGGTTCTTCTTTCTTTACCTCAACCCCGTTAATTTTTAATGGGACTTTTATTTTTTCCGCAGCATGTAACAAACCAAGTCTTGCATATTTTTTTACTTTTCTTGATAGGTCGTTGATAATCACATGTTCAATATCAGCCGGTGGTTGTCTATTACAAAAATGTCTTGCTTGAATTAACATTCCGTCTTGACAATTAAATTCACATGTTACCCTATCTTGTTCATCATGCGTTCTAACAGAAATTATGATTGATTTTTCTTTGTCCGCATATGTTGCAACACAATGATGCATAAATGAACCCTCCTCAATATATTCTTCTTCCCTTTTTAAAATCACCGGGTAAAATGAAATACCCATATCTTCAGCAAGAGCGGGTTCTGTCTCAGTACCCAAATTTATTTTTAATGGTATAGGTTTTTCAACATCCTCAACCATTTTTTCATTAAACTTATACTCAATCACCCAACCTTTTTTAATTGCTGTAACCATTTTAGATAATTCACGATGTTCGTCATGAAACTCTTTTAATGTTCTGGCTTTCATATACAAATCAGAATCATAATCTCTGATTTTTTCTATCATATTAAAATGATCTTCCAAAAGTTGGATGAACCTTTCACCGATGATACTTTCACTTGGTCTATCTTGTGGTGAATTAATTATTCTTATTAAATTTTCCTTTTCTTTATCAAATAATAAATAAGTTTTTAATTTTAAATTAAGAATGGTTGATTTAGTGTGAGCAGCATCAAAATTATTTTGTTTCCTAACAGAATTTTCAAAAACATATGGATTAATGTTCCCAAGATATTTTGAAAAATCATTACCAAAGAATCTACAAACTTTATAAAAACCAATAATATCTATGTTTGGGTATTCATGAAGAATTTTAATCGTTGATTTGGATTTAATTCCTAACATATCAAGGATAGATGATATTAGTTTTCTATCGTTCTTTTTTAAAAACTTTTCTGTTGGATAAAATTTACTTATCCAGAATTCGAAATCACCGTTAGGAATTTTTATGTTCTTTAATTTTATGAAAACCTTACATAAATCAGTTTTAAATTGTAATGGTTTTGATGAGTATGATATACAACCCATCTCAATCCCTAAGGACTCCTGTACTGCTGCGGTGAATTTTAAATTGTCAAAAATGTTTTCAATATTCTTTTTGATTTTACTATTTGAACCGAAAAAACCATGGATGTTGAAAATTGATTTTCCCATTAAACATCTTTCAATTTCAAAAAAACTATTCGTTTTGAAATTCTTACTAATCGTTTTACCTCTTTTTGTAATTGTAGCGGTTGTTATATTACCGGTTTTTAAATTTACAGTGATTGAATGTACTTCATACCATTTTTTAAAATAGATGCAGTTCACCCCTCTTGATTTGGTAGTGTTAAAAATTTTAAGAGTTACCTTATCCCCATTTCTTCTTATTGACCTTTCAATAGTGCTTACAATAATGGAGGAAAATGGTCTTCCGTAATGTCTTTTTATCTGTCTATCAGAAATGGTATCGTAGGTATTATCTTCTTTGTTTTTAAGAAGATACTCCAAAGTAAATCTTTCTTCTACATTATCATTATTTGTGAAATAATGTAACTTTTTTTTCTTTTTGATTGGAAATGAAAATATCCTACCAATCTTTTCTCTTGGCTCAACATGAAACAACTGTCTTATTTTAAAAATATCACTATCATCGTCATCTAAGTAATCTAATTTATCACTTAGTAAGTTTACGTATTTCTTTTTTTCGGGTATGAGACAATAGTCTTTGAAGGGGGTTATTGTAGCATACGTTATTTTCTGAACGAGTATGTCTTCCATCTTTGTAAGTTTTGTTATCCAAAAATAAAGAAAAAACTTATTATATATCTATTTATATAAAAAAATATTTTATGGCTAAAGGTAAAAGTGTTGGTGAATCAAGAAAAATCACCTTCGGTAAAAAAAGTGGTAAAGGTAAAGCAAGAAAATCTTTCGGTCCTAAGGACCAAAAACCGAAAAAATACAGAGGTCAGGGTAGATCTTAATTAGTTAATCTACCCGCACCTTTGTAGGAACTGAGATATCTCGGTTCTTTTATTGAACTAATCTTAACCCCTTCGAATCTGTTTGCTGCGTGTACAAAATAGGAATTACCTATATAACAACCGCAGTGCCAACCAGATGGAGACTGTCTACTTCTAAAGAATAATAAGTCTCCAACTTGTAAACTATCCCTTTTAATTCTTTGTGTTTGATTCCATTGTTTATAACAAACATTTTCTAATGTTAATTTATAAACATCTAAGTATAATCTCTTATTGAACTGTGAACAATCAATACCCTTTTCGGTTCGTCCACCTAATTTGTATGGTTTACCTAACCATTTAATAATAAACTGGTTTAAAACACTATCCTCCACAAATATACCATCATCAAAATCTTCGGTTGGTTTTTGTGCGTACGTTGATAATGAGAACATCATCAAAAAAATCAAATAATACTTTTTCATAATACTCCTAACAAAAAATAAGAAAGTTTGTAACCGGTAAACGCGCCCAACGCTGATGGTATGGGAAAAACAATTAGTTTACCTAAATCTGTTACATACTTTGGTCTATTAACAATCTTACCCATAAAAAAATAATAGGTTAGATATCCAATTAAGACCGCAATATCGGTTTTTGTTGCAATAAAAACAACCAATGTTGCCCCAATAAATCCAAATGTAAAATTATCTCTTATTCCTTCCCAAATTTCTAACCACGTTGCGTTTTTCCATTCTTTGTAAATTTTTTGTGTTTGTTTTCTCATTTTAATTTAATAACGGTATTTTTATTTTTATAGTGATACCAGCACTACCTGCCGATATCTCGTATGTGTTATATCGATTATCCGTAATAAATCCATATTTTTTAAAACGGAAAACAATCACTTGTTTATTTTCAAATATTGCATAAATCGCATTATCCGCATAATCGATAGATGGGTGGGTAACAAATCCCATTTTCCAACTATTTCTAAATTCCTCCTCTAATTCATCAGGTGTTATGTGGATTAACATATTAATTAGAAAGCGGTGCTTTTATTTTAGGATGTGATTGATAGTTTATTAATTC